ATTTGTGTTTATGTTTATTTTAATTTTCCCATTAAATCCTTCATTCTCATAAATTGAGGATTTTCATAAGTTTTTGATTCAATCAAATTTGCTGATGATCCTGTTGATACAGTTTTGTTAACAGTTCTTTCAATTGATTCGGTTAATTTTTGTTCTCCGTTAGAACCTGTAGAAGATGATAATTCATCTTTAATAGTTCTGTAAAGATTTTTTGATTCTTTTAAAGACTCAACATTGTCAAATCTTTTAAGAATGCTTATTTTCTCTTGTTTTGTTGTTGAGTGTTCAGTAAACAAACGTGTAGCGTAAGCCAAGTTTGAGTTAAATACAGCAACTTCGTTCAATTTAGTTCTAAATACATCAAGAGCTTTTTTGTATTCTTCATTTTTCTCTCTCAACAAGTTAACCTCGTTAATTGATGATTCAGAAAGTTTGAATGGGTTGAACTCCATATTTCTATTATTCAATCTTGCTTTTCTAAGTCCACGACTACCATCTTTAGATCCATTACCTAAAGTTCTTGCAGCTTCTTTAGTTTCTTCTTTTTCGTAAGTTTTGTAGTGACCTTTAACATTACCTGCTTTTTTCTCTACTCCATCTACTTTTTTACGTTTGTATTCACCTTTATTTGAACCCCAATTTTTTTCTTCCTTGTATTCAAATTTTGCTTTACCTGTTCCCATGGCTTTAGTTCCTTTTCCGAAAGCTTCTTTTTTCTTTTCGTCAAAACCTCCACCCATGTTAGGTTTTTTATCATAATTGAATTTAGGACCATGTCCGATTCCAACTCCTTTAGGTTTGATAGCTTTTTTAACTGCTTCCATAACCGCTTCCATGTCTACTTCCATTTCCTCTTCTTCGTCCATTTCATCCATATCCATGTCTGCGTCTTCGTCCAACTCATCCATATCCATGTCTGCATCTTCGTCCAATTCAAATTCCATATCCATTTCCTCGTCATCTTCATCTTCCATTTCGATTTCGTAGATAGTTTCTTCCATTTCGTCTTCCATTTCCATTTCATCAATTTCAAGGTCATCAAAATCCATCTCGTCCTCCATTTCGTATAATTCGTCTTCCATTTCTGATTCTCCTAATTGGATCATATACTCGTTATCACCGTCTGTAAAGTGAACATTGCCACCTTCTTTTTTCACAACGATTCCATCTTCATCTCCCATAGCTTTGAATACTCTTAAAACTTCGTCATCTGACGCATTTGTCAAATCGATAGTTTCTTCATCTTCCATATCCATTTCCTCATCGTCCATGTCCATTTCTTCTTCATCGTCCATATCCATTTCCTCATCGTCCATGTCTACGCCCATTTCCATCTCATCGTCCATGTCCTCGTCTTCAACTTCTGTTTCAGTATCGAGTTCTTCCTCACCTGCCATAGGTTCGTCTTGTTCGTCAATCTCCTCTTCGTCTTTTGCTTCTTTAAGGGATTCTTTTACCAATTGTTTGATTTCTTCACTCATAGTAGACTGAAGTATTCCTTTTGCGTTTTCTTTAAGAGTCTCCTCCAAATTCTTAATTTGGAAAAGAGCATCTTCAACTACATTTTTATTATTGTCCATATCTTTTTTAAAGAGTTTTCAAATAAATATCTATCATTTACAAAAAATTTCGGTTTACGGACATTTAAGACAAAAAAAAATGGGAAAAGACACTTTTGTCCTTTCCCATTTCCAGAAAATTATTATTATTCTTAACCTTCGATTACTTCGTCAATTTTTGATTCACTAATTGAAGTGATTCTCCAATCCATAGAATAATTTTCATAAACTTTCGTAACCTTAGCCTCAACATCAGTCGGTGAAAATCCACGAACTAATTTTTCTTCTCTTACTTTTTTAACTTTACCTGTTTCAGTATCAACGATATCTGTGGTAATCTTTGCTACAAAATACTTTTCGTCCATAATTTTTTTTATTTATTCAAATAATCGGACAATCTATTCATTAAGTCAAGTGATTTAGCTCCTGTTTCACCAACATGTCTTTCAGCTTGTACCCTTTTTTCTTCATCCAAGTTTTCTTCATAGTTCATTCTTTCACTCGGATCTTTAAACAAGTATGCTCCTGGTGTTGATGGTGATGATACTAAATCAAAACAAATTAACTCAAAATCATCCTGAACTTCATTTTGTTCACCAACCTTTTTAAGTGAACCCACACCACGAGAAGATATGCCTAACGTTACTCCCTGACGAAGATAGTTTGCAGCTAAATCTCCTTTAGTGGAAACAACTCCTCTTTCATGGAAACCAGGACTTGTTAATAGTTTAAGTTTACCTAACAACACAGGACCATCCCACCATATATCTGTAATAATGTGTGATACTCGATCAAGGTCAATTAAAGACGATTCAGGGTGATTTAACTCTGAAAGGGAAATACCCTTATTGATCATCTTTTTATAGTTCTCAGCCTCTCTTTTGAGGATCTTTTCAGGGTATACTCTACCATTTCTATTTGGGGTATTATATTTCTGTAAAACCGCATAAAACTCAAATGGTTTTGAGTGATCCGATATATCTTTATTTTCTCTAATAAAGCTTAAGTTTCTTCTTTCATTCGGATCTATATATCCAGCATCGTATTCAACAAGAATACCACGACCTGAATCTCTTGGACCTAATATTTTTAAATCGCTCATTTAATATTTTATTAATAAATACTAAATAGTTTCAGTTTCTTTCTTTATTGGTTTTTGATTTCCGTTTTTTGTTAGGTAAAATTTAAAGTATTTGTTTTTGTTCATAACATCTCCATATATTTCTTTGATGATGTTTTTAACGTGTTTTTTTAATTTTGGTGATTTGAAGTCCATGGGTTCGAGGAGAAATAGATTAACTTCTAAATTCATGAATGATTTCTTTTTCATTTGTAATCCACTTGTTCTCAAATCAAGGTCTACTATGAATTTAGAATCGAATACTTCTTTGTTTATGTTTTCTAAGACTGAATGTTTAACTGATCTTGACATATTTAATACAACTCGGCTCCAATTTTCTACCTCGTCTTTTGGTTCCACCCATGTCTGGATGTTTACATAAATTGATTTTAGGTTCTGTGCGTCTATCGTTCCATAATGTGATTTAAACGTGCGATACCCACTCAATTTTGTGGTTTTCCCTTTCTTCATAAAGATTTTTCATATACTAAAGGTTTATTTTTGATTAAATGTAATGAATTATTATATTTATATCAACAACCTAAAAATTTATGTTATACGTAGAAGTAAAAAGGGGTAATATTGAGAAAGCCCTGAAAGATCTCAAAGGAAAGGTTATTAGAACTAAGCAGAATGCTAAATTATTTAGTAGAAAAGAGTTCACAAAACCTTCAGTAGAAAAACGTGCTGAGATTCAAAAAGCAGCCTATATCCAAAGATTAAAATCCCAAGAAAATTAAAGTCCTTCGTTAAGTTGTCTTAACTTATAGTAGTTCAATTCGTTGAATGATTCGGTCTGCAATTTAGTTAAAACTTTATCGATAGTTTCTTGAGTTTCAGAATCAGACTCTGATTTTTGAGTATTTAATTTGTTAACAACCTCATCTTTAATTTTATTGTAATTCTCAACTAAAGTTTCTTTTGGTATGGATAAAATGTTTCTCAACTCTTTTTGTTCTGATTCAGATAAAGAAGAAATAAATCTTGCAACCGTTTTGTTTGCAACATTCACCATAGAGTTTAATGGAACTTGTACAATTTCTTTTTGTTCTTGTTCTTTGTTTTTTAGAGATTCTAAAATTGTTTTTTTACTTTTAATTTTATTCTCTAAAGTTAAAACGTTTGTAGAAAAAAGATCATCAACATTTTTATAAGTATTTTCACACTTAATGTGACCAACCCAAGATTTTAGTTCTTTAATTTGATTAGGTGTAATTTTGTTTACTAAATTTTCATAAGCCGTAATTGACTCATTAATAAATTCATTCGCAACTGATTCTGATAAACCTTTATTTGACGATAATTCATCATATAAAAAGAATACTTTTGAAATGTTTTTATTTTTCAATACTAATTCCTCAAATACAAATAAATCCCTTTTAAGATTTTTATTCTTATAAGATTCAGTAAGACAAGTTTCTATTTTTGATTTTAATTCTCCAAACATTTTTCTTTTTTGTTATAAATATCATTTAATTCTATTTATGTCATCAATTTCTGTATCGGTAGTCTCTTCGCTAGTAATATCTTCATCTACTTTTTGACCCTCCCACCAATCAAGTTCATCCATGTCCGTCAAATAACCAGATAAATCATCTTCATCAACATAACTACTAACTGTATTAACCCAATACTCCACCACATACATAACTGCTTGTCTCCTCGTCGTAACTTCAAAGACCTTAAGGGTTGGGATTTTTATTTCTTCAGTTTGGTAATTTGGATTTTGTTTATGCAGCTGGACGAGAAAATTTAAATCTTGGTTATTAATCTCTATACCAATCGTCTCCAATGCGGTCGTAATCGCACGTCCATTCCTATAATCGACAATGGATCTAGGATTACCATTACGTTCTATAGATTCATCCATAAGAGATAAAATCATTTTAAGATTTTTTTTAGATGTATTTTCAAACCTACTCACAATACTAGTCTTTCATTATTTTTTTTAATTGTTCTTCAATAACACCTAATGAACTATTCATCTTTTGGAAGTCTAAGAATTCGTCTTCATCAAAGTTATCGTCATTACTTTCTGTTAGTAATTTAAACCTATCTTTTTTAACACTTTCGGGAATTGGTGGTGCTGCTCCGGCTCCGGCTCCTGCGTCAGGTGCTGGTGGTGCTCCTGCACCTAAATCAGCCGGTGCCCCACCTGCCTCAGATCCACCTGCAGCTGGTGTTGCGGTAGATCCTGTAACAGGTTTATATAATCTATCAACTGTATCAAAAACACCTGTTTTAGTAATGATTGTTGCAGTATTATCAAGTTCAGCCGATACCGCTCTCTCCATTCTAATTTGTTGTAACTCAAGTTTAATTTCATCATCAGAGAAACCAAAAATATGTTTCTTAGCCCATGTTGCGGATGTTGGTTGTATTGATTTCGGTAATTCAGTAACCATGTCTTTATATAACGTCACCTTTTCTTTCCAAACATCAATCATTAACAAGTCGGCTTGTTTTGATGGGTTTGTAAGTTGTAAAGTGAAATTTGATAACTCGTCCTCAAATCCCATTAAGAATAAGTGAATAATCGCTATTTTATTCATCTCAGCAATTGCCGATTTTTGAATTCTATTGATTGTTCTTGCAAAACGAATGTCTAATAAAGATAAGTTTTTACCATCACCAACGGGTTCTTCAAAACCTAAATAGGCTTTAGGAATACGAAGTGCCGTAACCAATTTCTTTTGGATATATTCGATATCCGCAATTTCAGATAGGTTTTGAGCTCCTGGTAAAGTTTCAATTGGACTTGCTTGTGCCGCATCACGAACAGGTATAAAATAATCTTGGTCCACC